GATGCGTGAACTCATGCGTGAGAACCCCTTTAGCCGCCTCGACCAGTTCCTTCACAGGGTCCACAGGCTCTAGGGCGTAGGCTATGGCCTGATGCCACGCCCCCTCATTCCTAGCACAAAAAAGGTCAGTGTCCACGACACCGCCTGTAGCTGCACGCCAGAGTACCCTTACCTTAACCCCCTTCGGCAGGTCAGGCCGAACACCGTTGCAAGCTATCCAAGTTAGTTTACGCATCATCCAGTACCTCCCGCATCGCTTTCGGTGCTATAAATTCGTGTGCGTCCTCAGTATCCGGTTCGGCACATTCCCCTGCGATTGCGCTATACGCTGCGGCGTCCTCATAGGTATCCGCCTTAACATTTCCGGCGAAGGTTCGGGATTGTTTTTGCAACACGTTGAAGTGCGCCACGTCCTCCGCTGTGAGGCATACGCATGTACCGTACTTCCCCCGCATGTAGGCGTTCCAAAGGCGGGCGGTATCGCCAAGGGTTTTCACGGGGCTACCATACTCCACATCTTTATCCCCGATGGTGTGCTCGTGCGCCTTTTCCAGTATTGTTCCTCTGTGCATTATCCTAGCTCCTTATATTCGAGGGGCCGATAGCATGACCCGATTTTGTTGACCTGAATTTCCTGAAACATTCCGGCCTTGACCATTGTATCAAGAACGCGCTGGATCGAATTAGTGGGCAAGCGTTCTTGCAGGAATTGGAATACGACTGACTGACGGACGGGTACTTTATCCCCCCGCTGGTATATGAGGTAGATGGTGTGCCAACATTCCTCGATAACGGCGAGGTCATTATCCCCGCGCATTTCCTTGAATATGTCCGGCATACGGGACTCGGTGTATAGGAGTAGCTCAAGGGCTTCCTCGAAATCTTCGGCGGTTAGGACTAGGCTGTCGCCCTTGGCGGCGGAAATGCTCATCATCATCTTCTCAACGTGAACAGTGCGGCGGCTGAGGTAGTGACGAAGGCGAGGGTGTTCGGGTTCGGGCGGATTTCCTGCAAGGTGCCAGTTGTCTAGCAGCCTGGCGCACTCATCCTCGAAGGTGAACTCTCCGTATAGTTTGGATATGTGGTTCAGGTCCAAGGACAGCGGGGTCCATAGTTTCTCTGTGTTCTTCTTCGACGCGAAAAGGCTAAGGCGTTCCTTTTCCCCTGCGTACACCATTATCATGCGGGAGATGAAGCCCTGATCCCATGCTCCCTCGGGCATCATTCCGCCAAGCCAAGAGGTTGTAGTGCAGCCGAATAGGGTAAGCTGTGTCTTGTCCAAACTAATGGGGTTATCTTTGTCGCCACGGCGGCGCTCGGAGTAGTGGCCGCAATCGTAAACGTCTGTGAGGAAATTGATAAATTCGTTGTCATAGGCGGTGATGAAATTGCCCAGCTCGTTTACGCAAAGCTGCAAGGAGTAGAAGGTTTCCACGGCGGGGATCATGCGGGGGCGGGTAATGTCACGGCGTGCTGCGGCGAGCTCGTCTACAAGGGAAGCCTTGGTGAGGGAGGTTGAACCCACCACGAGTTCATCGGTTGACCGCCAAAGCGCGCCGACCCTCGTGGACAGCATGGATTTGCCTATGCCCGGAGGGGCAAGAAGCATAACGTATAGGTTCGGGTAGAGGGGGGTGTTGTAGGTTGTAACCCAGCAGCGCCGTTCAAGGGCTCCTGCTATGCAAGCAAGCGCACTCCATCGCTTCAACAGCGGGTCCGAAGGGAGATCGCTGGTGTAGTCGATGAACGTGTCAATCCAATTTGATAGGCGTCTGGCCATTAGAGGGCATCCGAAAATGAGAGTGGACGGGGGCGGTATTTGTACGGGCTGGTTCTGGGGTCGTGGCCCTTCCAACCAGTGAGGCCACTAAGGTTCCCCTTCCCTGCATAGCCGTAATTCCATCCGGTCTGCGCGTCAAGGGGGACGAAGAAATCCCTGCCTCCGGCGAGGCGAAGGTGGATTTCCATGAGGGACAGGGCGAGGGGAACTAACTCATCCTCGGCTTCCTCGGGGATGGAGAAGAGGATGCTGTCGTGGACCTGCACGTGGAGTTGAAACCACTTGCCATGCTTATGTTGCCACAGTGCGTTGATGCCGTGGTTAATTTCCTCCCCCGTGCTGCCTTGTGGGGCGTAGGCGATTGCCGCGTTTATCACGGGCTGGTCAGTGCGGCGTCCGAAGAACATACGGCGGCGGCCAAATAAGTTGGTGAGGTGGCCCGTTTCTTTTAGTCGGCGAATGGTCTCGTTCTGCCACGCTTTAACGCAAGGGAACGCGGCGAAATAGTTGTGCTGAAAGGCCTCGATCATACCCTTCTTAACTTTCGTGTGCATCGCCATGGTCGCTGGTTGGCCGAGGTAGTTAGTGCCGTGGCCTAGCTTCTTCGCGAGCTGGCGGTAGCTATTTCCCCTATACGCCACCTGCTCCGCCACAGCACGCCACCCTTCCCGCTCTTCGGGCCAATCGAGTTCGGGCCAAGCCATGTGGCACACGAGGGTATGTAGATCACCGGACTCCGTGGCGTCGAGGAAAGCGCCGGCGAACTCAGGGCCGTGTTCCTCGTAGAAGAAATTCCACGCAAGGGCTCCGACGTTCCGCGCATCCGCTTGCTCGAGGTCGATGTTCACGAACTTCCTGCCCTTCGGCGGGATGAACATGTATTTAAGATCGGAGCTGATGTTTTGCAGGTTAGTGCCTGTCCCGAAATCGCTTATCTGTGAGGATAGGCGGCCTGTGTTCGTGCCAGCTAGGTTGAAGGAGCAGCGGATACGCCCGTCATCGTCAATGGGGGTTTTGAGGAACCCAAGGGCCTTGCTTAAGTCTCGGATAGCGAGGATATGGGAGATGATTGGCTCGGCGTAGAAGTGCTGCACGGCAAGGGCCTCAAGGGTTTCCCTATCCGCGCTGGCTGCGTACGCCCCCTTCGTGTTCCGCTTCTTCTTTGCGGGAAGTTTCATCACACTGTAGAGGAGCATCTTCACCTGAGTAGGGCTGCGCGGGTTCAGCGGTTCGGGGAAGCCCATCCCCTCCATGATGAGTCGGTTCAGGTTTTGCGTGAGCCGCGCTTGGTCTGCGCGCAACCGTTTGGACAAGCGCTCCCTGTTGCTAATGTCCACCTTGAGGCCGTTAAACATCATGTCGAGAAGGGGCGCTTGCCATGCGATAGCTTGCTGGTAGGTGGCACGGGCAACGGGGTCCATCTGGGCGTCGAGGTTATCTTTGATTTGCGCGGTGATGCACACATCGAGGCCGTTGTAGACCCAATGCCTGCGGTCGTGGTCAAGGACGTCGATCGTCTCCGGCTTATTCGTGTTGACTATGAAAGGCATTAGACGGCACCTCGTGTGCCAAACATTATCGTCACGGGTTGCCCGATGGATTGCGCGAATTTCATTTCCGCTTGCACGCCGACGGACTCTTTCCAACCCTCAAGAGGGAGTATCCATAGCTCCGTGGCTTCGCGCTGTGCCTGTTCGTTCATCAGGCTCCATGCCGCTGCGTTGGTAGGCATGTCCAGTTCCAAGGCAGCACGATGGGCGTACACGATTGGGCTGAATACGAACCGCTTTTCCGCGAAGGCAGTGTAGAATACGTAGTCACGGATAGCGCAGTAACGGGCTTCACGAACCGTATGGTCGGGGTCACTGTATGGTGAGGCTAGATATATCATCGAGGGCGTCCAATCTGATAGAGGAGGGAAGGGAAAATTCACGGGCAATGGACTCGACGAAACTTATCTGCCACATACTGGCAGGGATTTTCGTGTCAAGTATTGCCGTGCCGAGATGCGTGGCGAGGGTGGTCATTAGGTATTTCCGCTTGCGCAATTGCTGGCGGAAGAGCCCTTCGTTAAGTTTAATAGGTAAGATGTATTGGCCTATTTCTGCCCCTCCTTCCCTCGTTGTCCCGTGTACAGGTACGGTTGATAGGGTAGCGATAATCATCCTTAGTCCTCCTTCTTAATGGTGTCGGTTCTCATGCGTTTCCATGCCACCTCATTAGCGTAAATGCTGGCGAGGAAGCCAAGGGATTTTTTCATCTCGGGCTGCATGGCATGGTGCATGAGCATGGTGTCGTCGGTGAAGCAAGGGTTCGGCATGGAAGCGAGCCGCCAAAGGACCTGCATATCGTAGGAATAATTCTGCCCGTACACGGACTTACCGAGGGTGAGCATACGGCGCACGAAACGCCAAGCGATTATTTCCTCGGTGCGGGTGCGCCAATAATTCCCATCCTCGTGACGGGAGTCGTAAAAGGGAACGACGAGGGCGATGGACGGGTCGGGCGCGAACCCTATGCAGGTTATCATTCCAGGTTTGTTCTCGATATCCACTGACATGGCGGGGGCAGCGCGAAGGTATTTGTGGTAGAAATCCTCAAGGTCGGTGATGGTTGGCTCCAGCCAGATCTCATGGGACGGGCGGCGTATCTCGGGGAACTCTTTCTCCCTCGCTGCCTTCTCGAAATCGGCAAGGACTATCGGGCGGAGGTCGTACTTGTTCTGCACCTGCCGTGGGGAGTAGGTGGGCAGGACCTTCACGTCGGGAATGGCGCTGTTTCCGTGGGTGATGTAGCCGCGAGCATAGTCGATCTTCGTTTCACTCGTAAGCGCCCAAAGCGGGGCATCACCGAGGGCGAGGATAAGGTTGGGCCGGACCTCGTTTATCTGCTTCCACAGATTGTGCAGGTGCGGAGCGTATTCCGCGCGAACGTAGCTGCCACGGCGGAGATATTTAACCCCTGGGATGCCCTCTTTCTGTGTGCCGCAGAGGGAAAAGATGGTGTTCCGTGCAGGGCATAGGGGGAACACGTTCACGAACATGCACTCCCTCGGGTCTACCCCGCTCTTGGCGAGGAGGGCCTTGACCATTCGCCCGTTACCGTCGGAGAACGCGCCGCCATTCTCAGCGTCTTTCCGTGACATAAATTCCCCAACTACCATCACCTTCTTCATCCTGTTTTCCTCTCATATGGCGCGTCAAGTGGCTTGACAATATGGCGGTGCTCACAAATCCCCCACATCTTCATGCGCTCTGCAAGCGGCGCGGAAAAAATCCCCGTCCATCTCGAGGCCCGTGGCCACCGCTGCACCCATCTCAAACGCCACCCGAACCGCGTTTCCGCTGCCCATTGTCGGGTCGAGCATACGGGTGGACCCGTCCACGAACATGCGGAAGAAGTGGGATAGGATTGTCTGTGGCTTTTCGCTTGTATGCACCAGCTTCTCATTGGGGTAGGCGAAGAAATTCGACACGGGCTGCACGACGAAGCGATCCCCACGGGAGGCGAGGAAAGCGGTTTCTACTACCCGTCTCGGGCCGCGCTTGGGGTCGGGCATGATGCCGCTGTTGTCCGACCGATGCCAGTAGAGGGGAAAGGGGTTCACGTTCCATCCCATTTCCTCGAGGCGCGCCTTCGTTTCCGTGTAGTAGTCCATGGAAAACCAGAACATGAGGTGCGCGGATTTTGCCACGACCCCGTTGTCCATTGCAAGGCTGAGGCCGGTGATGAGGTCCCAATACACATCAGGCGTATCCTCGTAGGTGCCAAGGGATTTGCTCGCGCTGTACCCTTTCGTGTCAACCCCTACTCCGTAAGGGAAATCACAATGGATGAAGTTATACGGGCGGTCGGGCGGGGTCAGCACCCAATCGAGGAAGGAGGTGTTAAGGAGCGTGAACCCGAGGGAAGCGGCAAGAGTGCCCGCGTTACTCACCGAGATGCCCTCGGGTTCAGCCTCACCCATCGCAGGAAGAGACGATGGGGAGATCATGCTACCGATTAACTCGTCGGCAGTCTGTTCGTTTTCCGTGGTTATCCGTTGACGTTTGCGGTCGAGGATACCTTTGGCAGTGGAAAACCTATCCGCTTTCGCGACAAGCTCATCACCGCTCTCCAGCGCTTCTTGCACGGACAGGAGGTTAAAGATGTGTTGGCGCGAAATCCCAAGGGCTTCGGCGCTCATTGTCTGGGACCAATCGGGGTCCTCGGCAAGACGGAGTTTGTGGTAACGAGCGGTGGCCGCGCAATGGTCGCGCCAAGGAAGTTCATCCCGCTTCACATTTTCTTCCAACTCGATGAGCTGCTGTTGCGCGGGGGTCAGATCGGTGAACACGGTCACGGAAACCGAGTCCCAACCTAGGCTTTTCACGGCCTCCAGTCGGCGTTCCCCTGCAATCAACACCCCGTTCTCGTCCACCACGATCGGGTTGATGAGGCCTACGGAGCTGATGGACAAGGCGAGTTCGGGGATGTTTTTCAGCTCCCTACGCTGGCGCGCTTCTCGGTCGTTGATTATTTCTGATATGAATAGCGTGGCCATGTGCAGGGCTCCAATGAAAGGGAAGGGCCAGCCCCCAAGCTGGGGGGACAAGGGGACTGGTGAGTGGTTAGTCAACCGCAGCGGTGCTGCCGATCTCTTCTTGGAAAGTACCCTCGGAGCGCTTGTCCGGTGAGTGCTTCATCACGCCCATGAATTGGCGGTTAACGGCCTCGGACAGGTCTTGGCCAAGGCTATCGCTCTCCTCGATCTGCAAGGTGTTGTAGAGGAAGGACTTGAGGTTGCCCATCGTGCGCAGCCAGTTGTTCTTCTCATCAGGGTCTTTCGAGAAAAGGAAGGACACACGGCCAGGATGTTTGGCTACGGAGCCGAACTCATCCAGATCATCGGGGTCAACATCTTCTGTAGGGGAGACGCATTGCACGAAGAAAGTTACCATGTCCCAGTTATTGTCCTTGCCGACCACCTTGTTCTCATGCGGTTTGGACACGGTCCAGATGTATGTGCCGATCGGCATAAGTTTCGGGGGCTCGAAGTCTGAGGCGGGTTTGTCGAGTGCGGTATTAAAATCCATGACTGGACTCCTTAGTTGTTTGGCGCGGGAAATAGGGGGAGACTGGGTGCGCCGTTAGCCAGCCCCAAGGGGAATTATTTGGCGATTGGGCAGTATGCGAGATCGTACCCGTACTCTTCGATCTTCCAAAGGACCTCAGCACATGCTTGTACGTCAACAAGAGCATCATGCGCGCCCTCGAAACCGCCAACGTCTACGAGGCGCTTATAAGCCTCATCGAGTCGCGGCCATTTATACGACCCGCGCCATTTCCCTGGGATTTTTAATACATCTACAAGGGAGAGCATGGTGCAGCGTTTATCAGCTTCCCGCCAACAGGCAAGAAGAGCGGGCTCTTGCGCCCTCCTAAGCATGGCGTCCATAAGTTTGTTATCGAAAGCCGCATTATGGGCAACTATACGGTCGGCCATGGCCTCGAGTTCAAAGAATTGGTCGAGAACCCTATGTATTTCACCTCCGAATTTGGCCACCCGTTCATTAGTCAGCCCGTTTTCGAGGAAGAATTTCTCTTCTGGTATACGAACCCCGTCAGGAAGTCGGATAAAAGTGGACATGTGGGCAACAGGACGTTGATCCTCGTAGAGAATCGCAGCAAGTTGAATGACATAAGGCATCGTTTCTAGCTGCATTGGGCCCTTAGGCGGAACCCCTGTCGTTTCAGTGTCATATACAAGTGTTATCATTTTTTTGCTCCTACGAGTTCCTTCACGATAAGGGCAAGCCCTTCGTTGAGTGGGTAAGTCTTGCTGACCTTGTTTTCATCTGCCACCTTCAAGTCCAGCAGGGCAGTCGGGCGGGTGGTGATAACCCGCTTCACATTATCGCCGATGCCTTTGGACTCAGCGGCGATTAGGGTGTTGAAGAACTTAGGGATTTTCGGGCCAAGCGCGGAGC